TCTATTTCTTTTATTTTTTTTTTGTACGTTGCTATAATTTCTTTTAGTTCGTCTATTGTGAACTTTCGTGTTTTTGTAGCTTCAGCGCTTAAATTCTCGAATTCTTCAATTCCTATTTTCCTAAGTAAGTTTTCACGGTATGCGATTAAATTTCCGTGTTTATGTTGATTACAGTTTACGCATTGCGCCGAACAATTACGTTCATCAAAACGAACGGACCAATGCCCACCAGCTGAATAGAAATGTCCGCAGTCGAATTTTTCACCTAACTTATTTCCGCACGATATACATGGGGTCAATTTGTCCCTAAGTCGAATAAATTTATTAAATACTTGTTGAGCTAATTTAATGTAGTCGGATAAAGTCATTAAGTCCATTTTTAACTTCGCCTTTTTACGCTTCCAGTTCTTTTGTTTTACTTCGTTTAGCCATTCAGCTACGCAATCAGGCTCAAAGCAATTTTTTTGTAGGCTTGTAATTGGTGAAAAGACGGATTTACAGTATTTACATTTTCGTGTTTTCATATTATAATTTCTTGATTGATTTGTTCTAAGTGCCTAATCTTTTGCTTTAACTGCATTATTTCTATTTCCATTGCAAATTGTTTTTTATTACTGGCCTGAAGTAATTTATCTACGTGTTCAAAGTATAACACCGCTTCACCTACTTCGGTTAAACTCTTTTCCATTGAATCTATTAAATCACTTCTGTGTCCGTGTTTTTCTTTGATGTTATCTAAAGAATTTTGAATCTTTAAATAAACAGTCCATAAACCCGTTTTTCTTTTTATAAATTCAATGCTCATATCTTTATTTTTTTGTGTTTTTTCGACATACTTTTATTTTATGTTTATTCAATCGACTTTTAAATTATCCCGCTTTATCCCGCCAAGACCTGATAATTTTTATAAATGTAAAATGTTTTTTATAAACTCTAATGGTCTTGTTTCTTCATTACCGTACAAATCTTTGACTATAATACTATTTCCTTTTAAAATTATTTCAGCTGTTGCGTACCATTCAACAGTACCAAAACAATTATAATTTACGTGTTCATCTCTTGCATCTTTTAAACTTTCGTGCCTATCTGAATAAATATTTTCATTATTTCTAATTAATTCCTCACGTAAAGACATATGGTTAACTTTCCAACGCATCATTAATTTATAAGCAGCTCCATACATACTCATTCGCTTTTCAATATCTCGTGTTTTTCCATATTTATATTTAGTTCCTTCTTCAATTATTTCTCCATTTCGTGTTATTGTTTGATAATCGACGCTACAGATATAAATATAACCTTGTTGGTTTTTTGATTTTTCAAAAAATTCTTTCATAATCAAAATGGCATTTCTGGGTTTCCGTCTTTATTTATTCTTGGTTCTAATTCTTTAAACGCTCCTTGCTTCATGCTTTCACTAAACGAAAGTAATTCTTTTCCATTTACTATATCAGGTTTTGAAGTTGGAAAGCTATTTGAAATTGGTTTAAGTTCGTGTTTACTTCGATTAGCGTATATTTTATTATCAGCAAAATCTTTAATGTAGTATTGATATTTTTCTACGTCTAAAAACAGTTTGTACGTTCCGTTTTTTGATACGCCTTTAGGCTTGCTTTTAGCCACTTTTAAATGCACTTCGTTTTCTTGTGCTATACTACCGTCGTTTAAAATTAAACCCGCTGGTGGTCGCCACGGAATTAAAACCGTTAAACCTTTTCTAAACCATACTTGACCGCCAGCAAAATCTCGAGCGCTTGGAATAGGGTAATAACTTATTTCAACACCTTCGTGCGTTTTACCGTGTGTTAAAGGTTGGTCACGTACATGATTAATAATACAGTTGTGTCGCTTCGTCTTTCGTGCGTTTTTTCGTGCAAGTCCTAAAATTCTACTTAAATATTTATCCTCACGTCCTAAATCTTCGTGTTTAAATTCTTCAGTTAGTTCGTTCCACGGGTCAATCGTAGTAGTTTGTATTGTTATTTCTTGTGTGCGTTCAATTTCATCTACTAAATTATAGAACTTTTCTAAAGTTAAATCTTCGTCGATAGGGTCTATTACTATAAAATGATCGTTAATAAACATTTCAGCAGCTACTTGTTCGCCTTGTGACATTGAATTTTCGCCTATTGTGTACGGTTTACCAATATATTTATAACATAATTCAGCGTATATTTCAGCAGCATTACCCGTTTCGGGTGAAAATATTACGTGTTTCCATCCGTGTATGCAACTTAAATTAATTAGGAACTCGAACCATATTTCAGTTTTACCACTCGCTGGTGCTGCACCTATGTAAGTCGTACACCCTTCTTTTACCGTGTACGGTATTTGGTCAAAAGTCCAACCGATTGATTTACCTCTAACGTTTTTAAGGTTACGAATATCGTTTAGTTGCCCTTGTAAGTCGCTTAATCTTTTATACATCTTAATCAAATATTTGTCTTGGTTGTTTAACTTCAATTTTGCTAATATACGGAAGTGTTTGGTTTAATTTTGATTTCCAATTCTTAATTGGTTTATCGTTTCCGTCTTTCCATTCGTTTACTTTCCAACTTTCATATTTTAATTTAACTTGTTCTTTGTTTACGTTAGGCACTTGTTGTATAGCATATTGTAAAAATTCATCAAATTCAGGTATATATATATATTTATTATCTTTTACTATAACACTATCTTTATCTATTACGGCATTTTTGGTATCCGTTGGTATGCGTTCGGATGCGGTCGCATTCCATCGCTTTAATGCGTTCTCTTTATTCTTCAGTCGAATACCTTCGTATTTTTGTAAATCACGTTTTAAACTTTGCTTAATAGGTTCAAATGCTATTTCCGTAATAATATCTTCAGGAATAGGGTCTTGGTCATTTACATACTTTAAAATATGTTTAAACAATTTACCCGCTTGTTCATCTGTTAGCTTTTCAACGGTGTGAATTACATCACAATATAAAATAAATCCTTTTTTGTCTTTTGCCATTTGTCTATAAATTAAAAAACCCCCTCAAATCCGCTGGAGTCTCACGTCAGTTTCATTGAAGGGGTTAATAACTTCTTTAGGTTAACTATTTTTGAGACTCTAACCGTGTACAAATATAATAATTATTTTGATTTAAACATACATAATCCAATAAAAGTGCTTCTGTGATTTCTTAAATTTCCAATTATCATTCTATTGTAATTTGTTGAATTATAATAAGAAGGAATACTATTATTTTTTTCTAACCCTACGTAAAAGTGATGTTCATTATACGACAAATCTCTATAACCTTGTATTGTTTCTTGAGTAGGAAATTTTATTCTAATATCTTTTTTTAAAAAATTAGAATAGCTTTTGTTTTGTAGACTTGTTTGAATTGAATATTCAGTACCTTCAAATAAATCAATTTGCGTATCGTTTACATAATGTTCATTTAATTCAGCGCGTATCGTTTTATTTGAAATATCTATTACACCCATTGATAATTTATCTTCGTTTAATTCATTTATTGTAGTAATAGGTATTTTATTTAATAAATCAGAAGTTTGTTCTCTATCGTACATACCTATTTGTTTTATAAATTTAGGCTTATAACTATTTTCTCTTTTACAAGTCATTGGTTCAACTTCTACTAAATATATTCCGTGTTTTTTCATTTTAAATAATTCTACTGGATACATCCTAACTAATTCATTTGTGTCTAAATTCAATCCAATAGTACAATGAAAAATACCTTTTAATTTATTATTATGTTCCCATTGAGCAATAGCAATTTGAAGGAATTTAATTTTCATCTGCTAAATGTTTTAAATGGTCTCCATGACAACGTAACGGAGCGCAATGACATCCTAATACTTTGCCTTTTAAATCTTTAATTTTATTATGTAAACTTCTTTTATGCTTAAAATATTCAATATACCCGTCACAAACTTGATCTCTATTTCCGTCTGAATCTAAAAAAAACGGATTGCCAAATTCACTATACCTATCAATTTGTTTGTATATACCTTTATCTTTAGCGTATTTTAAAACGTGAAAATGTAAGTTCATATTTATTACAACCGTTTCGCCTTTTTCAATTTTATCTAACATTTCTCTTTCTTCAAATGAAATTGGCTTTTCATTTACTTTTGTTTCTACTCGTTGTACAATTTTTTGTTTATATTCTTCAGCTTTACGTTCTTTGATTTCTTTTGCTTTAGCTATTATATCAGCTTCAGTTTGTGCTACAAATGTCGGTTCTGCTTTTGCTATTATTTGTACATCCGATTTATTTAATTCAGACTTACCTTGTAATACTTGTTGTTTAAGTTCTTCGCTTAATTTGTCAACTCCTTTAGCAAATTCTTCGTTTCGTTTTACTTGCTTATCAGATAAACCTACTTCTTTAGCAATCTTTTCAGCAGTGTTCAAAAGGACATTTTGTCCTCTTGCCCCTCCGTGTTTTTGCTTTTCGTTTTCATACCTTTTTCCAATTAAATAATCCTTTTGTTCTTTAGTTATATTTCTTCTACCTAATTGGTTTAAAATCATCCATTCAATAACATCTTCTTCGTCTTTAAAATGCTTTGACTTAGTTTGATAGTCTAAGTTCCACCTTTGCGCTATTTCGTAACGGTTGTGTCCGTCTATTATAAACCCGTTCCACGTTAAAATTGCTTCACGTATTCCTTCAGCTAAACAATTTTGTTCAAGTTGTTTAAATTCTTCGCTTGTTAAAGGCGGTATTAACTTTTTAAATTCTTCTTTAATTTCTAACATAATTTTTTTTTAAATAAAAAAAGCAACAGCCTTTCGTGAATGCAGCACTACTCAGCTATTGCTTTAAATTTCTTTTTTTAATTAAAAGTTCCTGCATTGAACTATACGAAAATACGAATTATTTTTTAATCAAATTCGGGGTTTATCCATTTTTTTAAAACTTTTCTTTTCCAGTATTGAAATACTCTATTGTTACGTACCGTTAACGGTTGGTGGTGGTAACGTGTTAAATTAATTCTTCGTCTTTTCATCGTATACCTCTATTTAATGCTTCAACAAACTGATGTCTTGTAACTATTCCTAACTTGTTTTTAAAGTCAAAGAACTCGTAAACGTTACCAGTATATCCGAACTCTATTTTTTTAGCGTACTTCTTGATCGTAAAGAAATAGTTTATTTCGTCTTTTTGTATCTCAAAGGATTTTATACCGTTGTACCTCATTACTATCGAATAAACCCGCCCACCTATTTCTTCAGATTCAATTATAGAAAAAGGCGTACGACTTATATACAATTCTTTTAAGGTTATTTCTGATTTCATTTGTTTAGGTATTTATTAATTAGTCCTATTCCTATCGCTATAAAACCTACTATAAATATTAGTAGTGCCATCTTTGCTTCTTCTACCATTAGAAATTACTTTTGATTACTAATTTTAATTCTCCATTAATATCCGATTCCGTACTTTCGTGAATCTTATCTACGAACTTTTGGCTAAATTTTACTTCGTGCCATTTATCTGCGATTTCAACGCTTTTCTTTTGGTCGTGGTACGTTTCTACCCCCGAAGCAATTAACTCTCTTAAATCGCTTAAAATCGCTATTAAATCACCTTTATTAGTCCACTCGAAAGATACGTTTACTTGCTTAGTTCGTTTTTGCTTAGTTTGCCAGTTCATTTTGTGTAATTTATTATTGCATCTAAATAGTCGTTGTAAAGCTTTTCGTTGAAAGATCCACCTTTATCTTCAGGGCAAATTTTATTCATCCACTTGCGCTTTAAATAAGTTATGTTTGGCTTGTGCGGAAAATAGGTATTAACCACGTTTTTAATTTTTGAGTTCATGTCTTTTAGTTTTAGAAATTAGTACTAAAGATAAACAAATTACACCAGCGCCTAACATTAAGTAACTGTCGTAAGTTGCACCCAACAAAATAATGATTGAGTTAATTAAAATTGAAGTTCGTTTTTTCATAGTGTTTTTTTAAATGTGCGTTACCAAGCCGCACCCCTTGTTTTTTATTATTTACAAATTTCAAGTTTATTAATAAAGTTGCTTAAATAATTAGCAATATTTTTGTCTGAAGTTGATTTAGAAATTTTAGTAATATTATTCCAATTATCTAAACTTGCATTTCCAATTTCTCTTAATAAAGTTTCTACTTTCATTTTAGCGCCATCAGTAAATGTTACCATTCTTGTATTAAATTTTGTAGAAGTCCAATTTACTGCTACTTTTTCTAAACTTACTTTTGCTATTGTTTTCATATCGTTTGTTTTTAATTATAGACCAAAATTAATATAAAAATTTAATATAACAACTATTTTAATAAAAAAAATATAAAAAAAATTACATAAATAACAAAACCCCTGATTTCTCAAGGGTTTCAAACACAAAACAAACAGAAAGAAAATTTTTATTTGCCTACTTTAAACCGTTTTAAAATGAATTTAACGATTCTTTTAGCTATTAATTTCCAAATACCGCCTTTAGATTCGACTTTCACCTCCAACCCTTCAGCGGTCTTGGATATTTCAATATCAATGTTTTTACTATCTAATTTAAATTCTTTGTTTACTTCGTCTTTTAATACGTGAATATCTACGTTTTTAGTGTCTATATCCAGTTTGATATTTGTACCGTCTTTTTCTAAATTAACGTCTACGTTATCCGTGTCAATTGTTATTTTTTTCTTTGCCATAATTATTTAAATATATTTCCATTTAAACCCGCCAGCTGTTTTACTTCTTCCGTAAATACAACCTCTTATATTTGATTCACAAATATTTGTAATCCTCATTGCTTCCATTACCGCTGGATAAACGCAAATAACATTACCTTGTAAATCCATTTTAGCTACTTTTTTGCTTTTCCAATTAAGTTCACCTAATTTTCCAGTATTTGCTCCTTTATGTTTTAACACTTTATATCTGTGGTTTTGATTTTCAGATCGTGTTACCCATTCCAAGTTCGATAATTGATTATTCAATTTATTACCGTCAATATGGTTTACTTCTAACTTTATTTTAGGCGTTCCTAAAAAAGCTTCAGCAACTAATCTATGTACGTATTCTCTTTTTTTTATTCCGTCTTTTGAAAGACCTACGTTCATGTAATAGTTACCGTTATTTAAAGGTATCAATATTCTTTCAGTTTTACATTGATAACCTTCTTTTCTTTTTACATTACCTAAATTAGAAATTTCATAATTAGGGTAATTTTTAATTGTTTTCCAAATTTCCATATATTACGTTTTAAAGTTGTTCACGCAATATACGAAGAATTTTTTAATTATTTACTCCAACGTCTTGGATTTTTTCCATTAAAATAAGTGTCGTAATGTACCCAAGTTGAATATGTACCTAATCCGCCTTGTTTCATTTTACCCGCTGCTATCAATTTCTCGATAATAGCCGCAACTTGTTTCGGTGTGTAACCTTCTATTTTAAAATCCGCAGCTTCGCCCGTAATATGCCTTGACTTAGTCGCACCGCCTATTTTAGCGTTATGTTCGGCTGGTCTGTAACCGCTTGTAATTTTAATAGGCTTTTTAACCTCGTCACGTAACACCTGAAGATTCTTTGCAAGTTCAATTAAGTTTCTTAATACGTCCGTAGGTAACGTAAAATTATGCTTGTTGAACTCGTTTAAACTAAAATTGTTTGTTAGCTTCATAACTTATTTTTTCGCTAATTTACGACTTTTATTTTCAAGTACCGCAACCGTGTCATTTTTTAACGCTGGTAAAGTAGGTTGTCTTTCTTCAATAGGCTTTCTATTGTAGTATTCGTTTTTATCTAAACAGTTGTACAAACGTTCTTTAACGTCTTGCACCTCGAAATGCGTGTACGTTAACCATAATGCAAGTACTCCTACCGCACCTTGTTTTTTAATTATTTCAATGAATTGTGTAATAGGTATCATTTTCATCTAACTTCGTATTTCGGTAGTTCTACGTTATTAACCCAGTCTATAATATCTTGATCGTTCCAATCTTCGGTGTACGTGTACCCGTCGAAATTGATTCCGAAATTAGCCGTAGTAGTTTTTAAAATTACAGCAGCAGAACAAACTTTGTCTATTATGTTGTCCGTTACCGTTGTTACCGTCACCGTTGGGTTTACTATTTCAACGTTGAATTGTTCAAATTTATAAGTTGCCATTTTTTATATTTATTATGTTAAAGTTGTTCCTGTTACCGTGAATGTTCTTACGGGGAAGTAAGTAAATGAAGTTGATGATGTTTTAGACTGTAATGATGTCAAACCTACATTACTAAGAACATAAGCTTGTGTTGTTACTCCTAAATTTGTTGTTGAACTCCAATAAACCTTCCCCAATGAAGCTAAATTTAAAGGTGAATAATTTAATAAATTATCTGCATTATTAACATAATTAGTTAAATTAAATATCTCTCTAATGTTTGGTAATCTCCAACCACTTGTGAAAGTTCCAACTGAAAAAGCAAGTGAATTATCTACGGCTTGATTCCAAGTATTACCCGTAGCTATTGCAACTCTTGAAAGACCCAACACAGTTGAACCGTCGTATGTCGACCAATCAATCACAATATTATTAGTGTACGTTGAACCGCCTAATTCGTCGGTAAATCTATTCGTGTTTCCGAAAGGATTCGCAGTTGCTAAAGTAGTAAAATTTGTTGCACGCCCCGCTTCTAAATCGCCATCGTCACCCGTACGGTAACTTGTT